CTTTTACATTAGGTATTTAGAAGAAAATAACATTAAAGAATCAGGGATAACAAAAATTTCATCTGTAGATATTTTAAAATATGAAGCAGGAGGTTTTTATAAAATTCACTCAGATGATCACACAAAATTTCCTAGAATTTTAAGTGTTATTATTTTTTTAAATAACGATTATGAGGGTGGAGAATTAAATTTTCATGATCCAGTGACTAAAAAAATATATAAAACAATAAAACCAGTACCGGGAAGATGTGTAATGTGGCCATCTAATTTTATGTATCCTCATTCTGTATCTCCTGTTACAAAAGGAACCCGTTATTCAATTGTGTCATGGCTAAATTAAATTGGGAATATAAAGTAATACCTAAACTACTTAATTCAGCTGAATTAAAAGTTGCAAAAAAATATTGTATTGAAAAACATATGACTAATGACAGGTCTTTTGATGAAGTTCAAAATAATTGTGGAGACACCATGTATTATAAAGATCCTTTAATGGAGGTTTTTTTAAAAGATAAAAAGAAAATTTTAGAAAAAAATGTAAATTTAAAATTACATGAAACTTATTCTTTTTGGAGATGTTACACATATGGTGCAGAACTAACAAAACATAAAGATAGACCCTCTTGTGAAATAAGTGTCACATTATTTATTGGGTCGGATGGAAAGCATGAGTGGCCTATTTATATGGGTAATAAAAAAATAAATTTAAAACCAGGAGATGGTGTAATCTATAGAGGTTGTGATATAGAGCATTGGAGAAATCCTTACGAAGGAGATTATCACATACAAACTTTTTTGCACTATGTAGATGCTAATGGTAAATACGCTAATTTTAAAGGAGATAACAAAAATGAAAATATTGCAAAATAAAAGAGATGGATCAGGTCGAATAATATTTACTAATGATGAAATTAAAATATTAAATGATAAAGGATATTTTGAAGTAAGTGCTCTTACCTTAAAACAAATAGGTACTAATTTAGTAAAATTAGCTGCTGAAATTCACGAGTATTTACCAGAGGAAGTTCTTAAGGTTGAGTCTTTTGAAAATGAACACATTAAATTAGAAGAAAAATAATCCATAGATTTTAAGAAAAATCTATAATATAATCCGATCATGCTACAAAAAATAGGATTTCAGCCAGGTATTAATAAACAAATTTCAGAAACCACTGCAGAAGGTCAGTGGGTAGATTGTGATAATGTTAGATTTAGATATGGTACACCTGAAAAAATAGGTGGTTGGAGTCAATTAGGTGGCACAGGATCTAATGAATTAACAGGTGCGGGTAGAGGACTTCACCAATTTATAAATAGCTTATCAAGAAAATATTCAATTATAGGAACTAATAGAATATTATACGCTTTTTCTGGTGGTGTATTTTATGATATACACCCTATTAAATCTACAACAACGTTGACAAGTGCATTTACCACGACCAACGGATCACCGACAGTTACAATAACTTTTAGCACGTCTCATGGTATAGGCCCACAAGACATTATATTATTAGATAATTTTTCTACAATCACAGGATCTAATTTTAGTTCGTCTGATTTTGATGATAAAAAATTTATGGTTACAACGGTTCCAAATGCAACAACTATTACAATTACAATGCCATCAAATGAATCAGGATCT